CTCCATAACGCATAGGTCAGCTCTGCATCCCTTTCTGCGTAATTACCTACGTATAGTGCGGGTAATTTCCACATATCTGCTTTAGGATCTAGTCCCCATTCTTGAGCTGCATTGTTTAATTCTGTCTCATTTTTACCTTGACCAACATAATCCCAACCTAGACTATTAAGATCATATCTATATCTATTTTCATTTACTAATGAAGCTGCAATCATTGTGTCAAAAATTCTTCCGTTAATTTTAAAACCCATAGATCTAATCCAACAAACATCATACATTGCATTGTGAAATATTTTATCAGCCGTGGATTCACAAATATCTTTGAACCATTTCATAACTAATTTCTTATCAAGATTACCACCACCTTCATGATCAAACGGAAAGTATCCTGAGTACCCATCTGTTGCTATAGCGATACCAACAACCTTACCTCTACCAACAATAGACCCTGTGCCTAATTTTTTTAAATCAGGATCATATGTTTCCAAGTCAATAGTTATTTCATCTGCGTGACGTAAGTCTGGAAATTCTGTAGGCTTTACCCACTCTGTTTGTGCTTTAAATATCATTTTGCTTTTTCCATTTCTTGTAACCTTCACTCCAAGATTCTTTTTTCTTCTCTGTATAATCTCGTTCTAAAATCATTTCTAGATAGTGAATTGCTTTTTGTATATCTTCTTCCTTTCCTTTTGCAGTGTGTCTACAAATATATTTTATAGCTGATCCTTCAGCAAAGGGCAACTTATTCTTGTTTATAAACTCACTTGGTTGCATGACCATATTTCGATAGTGTGAACCACCGATTTGTTTTTTATACGCACTCATATTATGAACTCCTTTTGTTTGTTGTTACATTTTACTAAATATAAATTTTGTATCGTTCTCGTTACACCTACGTACCAAACACGATACTCTTCATCTTGTTTTATCACTGACTTACTTGCTGCTTTCATAGTGTTAATTGTTTGATTTAAAAATAAAACAACATTTGTTGCTTCTCCTCCTTTTGCACCATGAATAGTTGATACTGTTATTCTTGGCTCTTTGTTTATTTTTTCACCATTTATTAACATAGTTCTTAAATAATCTATTTTAGAAGATGCAACATTATCAAACGCATCATACCACTCTAGATTATAGTTTAATTTACCTTTCATTTTTTCTAAAAGTCTTTGTTTTTGTATTTCTGGTATACTTTCTCCTTTTCTTAATTTATTCCAATGTTCTATGTCTTCATATAAATTTTTTGCTATGCTATTTCCATCTGAAGTTTTAAAGAATAAACCTCTTTGTTTTAATATTTTTGGTATTGGTTTTAACAATGGATTTGTTCTTGCCAGCACTAACCAAGATCCTTTAGACATATCTATGTCTGTAAACTTATATACTTCAAATGTTTGACCTGCTTCTTTTTTAGGTAAATAATCTTTCTCCAATCTATTATCTGTGACCCTAGATATTATGGATAAAGCTTTTTGTTGCACATAGCTTGGAACTCTTTCTGATTGTTTAAGTGGTATTTCCGTTGCTTCCCAATCAATAAAAGAATCTACATCTGCTCCCGCCCAACCAAATATTGCTTGGTCGTCGTCTCCTGCTATCCACACATCACAACCGTTATCTCTTTCTATTTTTTCTATCATAGCCCATTGTATTTTAGATAAATCTTGAGCTTCATCTACAAAAATTACATCAAGTTTATTTTGCACGTTGCCTTTATCCAAAAATTTTTCTAACATATCTGTAAAATCAATAAGACCATAAGTTTTTTTATAGTTTTGTATTTCAAGATCTATCGCTTCTAACTTATCTCTTTCTACTTTTCCAAGATGTTCATTAAGATCAAGTTGTTCTAATGTTTTTATTTGTCTTACTCTTGCTAAATTTATTAAATTTAAATATTCACTGTTTGATGAAAATATACCATTCCATGCGTCTTTTTCATAAGATGCATATTGAATTTGTATACCACATGTTTCACCTATAGCTTTATAATTTAATTCATTCATAACGTTTTCTTCTTTTAAACCTAAATTATTAAAAGCCAATGAGTGTAGTGTTCTAAAATATTTTATATCTTTTTTTGTTAAGTTTGGTCTTTGTTCTAAAAATCTATCTCTTGCCTCTTCAGAAGCTTTTTTTGTAAATGCAAAGTATCCAATTCTATCTAATAACACACCTTTATCTAAATACTGTTTTACTTTGTCTAGTAATGTTTTAGTTTTTCCTGTGCCTGGAGGTCCTATAACTTTATATCTCATTAGTAGTTAGATCCTTTTCTTTCTACAGGTTTATATTCTATTTTATCCACGTGTAATTGTTTAACTTTACATACCTTCTCCACTTTACCATCTACTTTAAGTGAATAATTAAATTCTACTTTAAATCTTTCTTTTAATTTTTGTCCTATTTTTTCTTTTGATATTTTCCAATCACTACCAAGGTGTGTGAGAAAAGCTTGGTACTTAAAAAAATGAAAACCCTCTTCAGTAAGACAAGATCCAAGTCTAATCTGTATTCTTTGTTTTGCTTGTGGTCCATTAATACAATATTGATATAATTCATTACCTAAAATATCATCTGTGCTTGTGCCTTCAGGTGGTTTAATATTCTGACAACTTTTTCTCCAATCATTTAATTTAGCTCGCCAATCTTTTGGTTTTATTGGTTCAAAATATATCCCTGTTTGTTCCCATATTAAATTTAATACTTCTTTTTGTGTAGTCATTAATTTTAAATTAGGTATGACAACTTCTATTTTATCATCATTAGGCATTACAACATTAAATCTATATTCTGGTTGTTCATATTTTATAATTTGAAAATCTGTGATGTCAGGAAAAACATTTATACTATCTGATTTAACACCATATGTTCTTGAATAACATAAACTACGCATACACTTATCTTGTATGGGATCCTCGTAACAAGTATGCCCTGCTGTTTCCTTATCCCAAGCTTTTATTTTTTGATCTAATTTAGATTTGTCCCAAGGTGATCCTAAATATTCATAGTTTGCTTTTGATACAAAGTCAGGCCACTTATCTTTGTATTTTTTCTTAGCAAAGACCATATAATTATACATAAATCTATCTCTGCCATCATCTAACTTTGTTTTAGAACATAATGCGAGACACGGTGGTCCATCATTAAACTCTGGATTAGTTCCAACTAAAATATTTTTATGTGTTTCATCTACCATAAAATCTAGTTTGTCTTTATCTATTTTAGATTGATTAGCTAATTGTATAAATTGTTCTAATGATAGTTTAGAATTATTCTTATCTATAGCGTATCGCTGTGTCTCACCATCATTGTAATATGGTAAGTTAATAAAGTTACCAGGTTTTATGTTTCCTTTGTCATCTTCCTTTAATTCTTTCTGCTTTGGAAAAATTTCTGTGGTAGGTTTTAAACCTAGTGGTAACAAAAAAGATTTTAATGCTTCTATTAAATCAGCTGTTGGTATGGGTTGTTTTAAAAATATATAACAATGTAATCCTCCACTTTTTGACATTAAAGGTATAAGAGGTAATTTGAATTTTTGAAATAAGGCTAAATATTTTTCTGTTTTAAAGTCTGAGTAATTTTTGGGATCAATATCAATACAACCAAACTGTGCAGTTTTATCTAATCTACACGGTTGTATACCAATAGATATTTTTCCTTTAATATGATTTTCGTAATCTTGTGGTGTAACTGGTCTTCCAGACCATTCGTAATCTGGTTTTAATTTATTTTTTTCAGAGTCTAATGTAGCTTTGGACATATCGGCAATGCCGAAATCTCCACTATAACCCGAAAATAATTTTATAAATTCATTAACCATAATGATCCCGTATTATGGGCGGCTTTCAGTCTCCCTACGGCCGCCCACATTTCTCTTTCGAGAAATTAGTAATTTGATTTATCTTCCCCTGAAACTGTGGCAGCTTTTTGCTGCGACTTCTTTAAAGAGTTATAAAAATCACGGGCCATTTGATAAAGACCGGCATTATCAACTTTTCTTATCATGTCAATATTATAACCATGCCAATTAAAGTTGCTTCCTGCGTTTTCAACAGATCTTAGTCTGTATATTCTTGAAAACATAGGCGCTTGTACTGCCTTGCCAGTCTTGGGATCTGTCTCAAATTGGTCTTCCATTTGTGAGTTCCATCCTCTGCTGACTTTTAACTGAGTAGACTTCATTGTCATCAAAGCTTTCTCAGGTCTTTCTCCGTTAATGATAACAAAATGATTTGCTGTTTTGATAATCTCGTTACCATTTTTCAACACATCTTTGTTATTATTTTTACCTTGAGTTGTTTCTGCCATAATGCTTGGACCCCTATCTGGATGAACAGGTCTACCTTCACTTCTTTCAAAAGGTGCCCATTCAGGGTAAGTCATTTTGTAGAATACAGGAATAACTTCTATTCCTTTTTCTCCATCATACAGTTTTTTTGTAACCGTATTATAGAACATGCCAGCTTCTGCTCCCTCAACATATTTGGCATTTTTCTTTTTCGTTTCATCTGACATACTTTGCAGTAATTTCAGAAAAGGTAAAGCAAGATCACCTTTGTCAATGTTATCAAGAC